CTCAGGATCCTAATTATTTTATTAAAACTACGTCAAAATCGTCTCACTNGACGAAGGACTTGTTCCATTTGAATTATATGATTATCAAGAACAGATTGTCGATAATGTACATAACAACAGGTTCTGTATAGCGAAACTTCCTCGACAGTCTGGTAAGTCCACGACTATGGTTTCTTACATCCTCCACTATATTCTATTCAACCAGAGTATGAATGTCGCTATTCTTGCAAACAAGCAAGCCACCGCACGAGAAATTCTTAGCAGACTAAAGCTCGCATATGAATATCTCCCTCTCTGGTTACAACAAGGAATTGTCGAGTGGAATAAGGGTTCAATTGAGCTAGAAAACGGCTCGCGTATTATTGCATCATCTACATCTGCATCTGCTGTTCGTGGTGGTTCGTTCAACATGATCTTCCTTGACGAATTTGCACACGTTCCTCAGAACATCGCAGAAGAGTTCTTTAGCTCTGTTTACCCCACCATCACAGTCTGGACAGTCAACCAAGGTGCTCATGGTTTCCACCCCAAATGGGTTAAATCTATTCTATCATTATTGGCGAGGTGCATCAAAGAAGCCGGGAGAACACGGTAAGAACGAATACATACCAATCGAGGTACACTGGTCACAGGTTCCAAAATTTCCCGGTGGTCCACTCCGAGATCAAGAGTGGAAAGAGCAACAAGTCAAAAATACGAGCGAACAACAGTTCCAGTCAGAATTTGAGTGTGACTTCATTGGCTCAACAAACACACTCATATCTTCTAGCAAATTGCATTGTTTGAACTATATCACACCAAGTCACAATAATAACGATGGTTTGGCAATTTATGAAGAACCAAAGGAAGATCATGTTTATGTCATAATTGTTGATACTGCTCGTGGACAAGGATTAGACTACAGCGCGTTTGCTGTCATAGACATCACTGAGAGTCCGTACAAGCTCGTAGGACGCTTCAGGAACAACACCATAGCTCCTTTGGTATTTCCCACCGCAATCAAGAGTGTAGGAGATCGATACAATAACGCTTTCGTTTTAATCGAAATAAACGACATTGGTGCTCAGGTCGCAGACATCCTGTTTGGAGATCTAGAGTATGAAAATGTTCTACAGGCAGTATATAAGGGTAGAGCCGGACAAGTAATTGGTAGTGGTTTTGGTAGTGGAAACGCACAGATGGGAGTTCGGACAACAATCCCAGTAAAAAAATTAGGATGTTCGGTTCTTAAAAGTCTCGTGGAAAACGATAAATTGATTATCGAGGATATGGAGACAATACAGGAATTGTATACATTTGTTGCAAAGGGGCAGTCATTCGAAGCAGATGATGGTCACAATGATGACTTAGCTATGTGTCTTGTTCTCTTTGGATGGTTGACGCGACAAGAGTACTTTAAAAATTTAACAGATCTCGATATTCGCAAAGACATATATCAGGACGAAATGCAGAGAATTGAAGATGATTTGATTCCATTTGGTTTTACAAATACAGTTGATGAGGACGAATCGATATCATTTTTCGATGGTAATGACACATGGAAAGTGACAGAAGAATCGGAAAAGGGTGATCCGTTTACAGATTTCTTCAGATAGACTTAGTATATTTATAAATAAGAGGTAGAAATCTGTAGTTATCAACGGAGATTAGCATATGTCTGACATTACAGTCACATTAGATACAGAAGGATTTATAGTACCGCAAACAGATGGTGAAAGCAATTTCATCGCTGGTTTTTATAGTGATAATGGGCTAGTGTTAGCATGTGGTAAAACTGCGGAAGCACAACAAGGATATATTAAAATTGCTGGTGTGGATAATTGGTATAGGCGACTTACCGATTTCTATCCCGTCGTTTACGCTGGACTAGGCACATCTGGTGATCGACATGCCGGACCTGAAGGGACAACTCTCACAGGAAACTGGCCAGGCGGACCAACAGGACACTGGAAACACGAATGGTGGGCAGTACATAATTACCTGAGATATGGTGGTACTGCTGTTATTGGTGGAACTGGTTCCCTGACAAACACAACATCAACACTAGAAACACTGAAAAATCAGGAAATAGAATTGGATGCTGTTTATGGTGGAATTTATGGTCAAACCCTAAACGATAACTTGACAACAATTGCATCTAGCAGAGAAGACTGTGTTGCAATATGTGCTCTCGGCGTCACACAAGATGTCGGTGGAGACACATCAAAGGTTAATCTACCACAGGGAACATCTGGTGATAAGTACAGCTTCTATGTCGCTGGACAGAAGTTGCACTTGACGACATCACAAGAATTTAGAGTTGCAAAGGATGAAGATCAGAGTTTATTACAGAACACCCCTTTGTCAGCAGACGCTGCTGGATGTTTTGCTAGAACAGACGCTGTTTCGAATGTCTGGCAATCCCCAGCAGGATTTAACAGAGGAAGAATTTTGGATGTTGTTCGACTAGAACAAGCAATGAGTCCTACAAGCGCAGCAACTTTATATAACAATAAGATCAATCCAGTACGAACATTCCCAGGCGAAGGGACGTTCTTGTTTGGAGATAAAACAAGAAGACAAACCTCTGAACATGTAAACTTTGCACATGTTAATGTTACTCGATTGTTCATTCTTCTTCGTAATAGAGTAACTCAGATTGCACGCCAGACATTGTTCGAAATCAATAATGATGCAACAAGAACGAGGTTTGTCAGTAAGGTTGTTCCAATACTCAGAGCAATCCAAGGAGCTGGTGGTCTTGTTTCGTATAGAGTAGTTTGTGATAATACAAATAATACATCAACAATTATCGATAACAATTCGTTTGTAGCAGATATATACATTAAGCCTGTGAAGAGCATTCAGACTATACGTCTCAGGTTCACTAATAAGAATGATTCCGACGCAATATCCGCAGAAGAAACATAAGAGGGGATTAAATAAATGGCACATAATCTGGATGACTTCATAGAAAATTTTGGTGGTGGCACTCGCGCACATAGATATCGAATTAGTGCTGGTGATATTCCTGGCACTAGCGATACAAAATTAGACAGGTTTCACGTTCGAGCATTAGAAATTCCACCAAGTCAAGTAAACCCAATTAGAATTCCATATCGAGGCAGAATTTTAAAGTGGGCCGGGGATAGATTATACTTCCCATGGACTATTAGAATTTTAGATGATAAGGGAGACGTACCAAGTAATCTAGACACTCTTTGGAAGNTCTTTTCCATANTTGGAGCAATTCCATAAATGATCATAAGACAAATGTCCACANTACGCCTGGCAGCCNAACTGGTTTCGATACATGGACAGCAGATTGGAGCTTTGAGCAAGTAGACGGTGATAGTGCAGGAACCGATGATGACGGCACTGTACTAAAACAAATCAATCTATTCGGTTGTTGGCCAACAACTATTGGTCCGATATCACTAGATGCTAATTCCGTTGATCAGTTGTCAGAATTTACAGTTACAATGGAATATCAATATTACACTGTAACAATACCCAATATAAATGATTCAGTCGCCGGCGGTGGCGGTGGTGGCGGTGGCTCCGGTGACGGCAGCGGTGACGGTTAAGAACGAGATAGTTAACTTTATATTATTGGAGAGATAAATGGCATTAGATTTATTTGGTTTTACAATCGGTAGAACCACAAAAAGCGACAGCAACGTTGTAGAGATTCCAAAGGAGGAGCAATCATTTGTTTCTCCTGATGAATATGATGGTTCATACACATATGATACCGGAAGTTATTTCGGGGGCATTTTTGGCTCCTCTGTAGATTTTACTGGAACTGTTCGCGACGAAAACGCGATGATTTCCCAGTACAGAAATGTCGCTCTTTATCCAGAATGTGATAATGCAATCGAAGATATTTGTAATGATGCGATTGTCATGGGTTCTGATCGAAAACCAGTAAAACTAGATCTAGACAGAATTTCTCTATCAGAAAACATTAAGAGTAAGATATACGACGAGTTTTGATAATATTCTTAGATTGATGAATTTCTCCAATAGAGCGTATGAAATTTTTAGACGATGGTATGTTGATTCCAAAATATTTTATCATATTGTGATAAACACAAAGGATCCACAAAAAGGCATTATTGAGCTTCGACCTATTGATCCAGTAAAAATTAAAAGAATTCGCAAAATAGTCAAAAGCACCACCAACACAGGGACAGTAAATAAAACAATCCCCATGGTTGAGGGAGTAGAAGAATATTTTGTTTATACTGACACAGACAAAGATTCTCAGTACAACACGACAGCTTCTGGTATCAAAATAACAAAAGACTCAATTGCGTATGCTAATTCCGGGCTCTTTGATGCATCATCTAAGCGGGTTGTTGGTTATCTACAGAAAGCAATTCGACCGGTAAACATGCTTCGTCAGATAGAAGATGCTGTTGTTGTTTATAGAATTTCTAGAGCACCAGAAAGAAGAATCTTCTATATTGATGTTGGTAACCTACCAAAACAAAAAGCAGAGCAATATCTTAGAGAAATTTCACAAAAGTACAGAACTAAAATGATCTATGATCAAAGTACTGGAGAAATTCAAGATAGCAGAAACCACATGTCCATGTTAGAGGATTACTGGCTTCCAAGAAGAGAAGGTGGTCGTGGAACAGAGATCAGCACACTGTCGGGTGGTCAAAATCTCGGACAAATGGAAGATGTGGAATATCTTCTTCGCAAAGTGTATAACTCATTGAACATTCCCATTACCAGAATGTATCCTGATAGTGGTTTCAATATGGGTAGAGCGGCAGAAATTACCAGAGATGAAGTTAAATTCTATAAGTATATTGAGCGATTACGCACCAGATTTGCAACGGTGTTTATTGATATATTGAAAGTTCAGTGCATACTAAAGGGTGTTCTTACAGAGAATGATTGGAATTATATCCATCAAGACATTCAGTTTATTTTTAATAGAGACTCGTATTTTACAGAACTAAAAGAAAATGAAATATTATCAAACAGATTACAAATGTTGGGTGCAGTTCAGCCTCTTATTGGTTCATATTTCTCTGATAACTATGTGAAGAAGAACATTCTCAGAATGGATGATCAGGAAATAATGCAGATGGATTCGGAAATACGAAAAGAACAAGAACAAATGATGGCTGCACAAGCAGCACAAGCACAACAAATGGGTCCACCTCAAGAGGAAGAAGTGGAAGAAAAGGTAGAGGAAGAGGTTAAGGAATGAAACCTGCATTAAAACTAATTCGATCTTTGATGGAAGATTCTTCTGATAGTTTTAATGATGATTGTAGTAATTCTTTGCGTGATCTTGTATTGAAAAAATCTGCCGATTCTTACCTGAATTGCATAGAAGGTATCTTTGAGTCCAAAAAAAGGCTACATAATGAAGAAGAAATAAACGAAGAGGTTATGTCTCTTCTTAATACGAGTATCGGACAGAATAGTAATATCAATATTGTTTTGGAAGATGATCAACAGGTTGTTTTGCAACCAAGTGATACGCGACAAATTTTTAAAGTGTTTGACAAGCTCAATGAGCACAATCAGATTAGTTTAATTAATAATTTGATTAAAAGCAAAGTAAATTTTGAAAGCACTTTAAATTTTTGCCACAAAGTTAAGAAATAATCAAGGAAAGGTTTCCAGATGTCAAAAAGTGTCGAAATAATTAAACAATTAGCAGAAGAAAATCTTATTGAAGCTAAAAAAATAACCGAAAGTTATTTAAATGATATTCTCTCAGAGGCTCTCCGTAGAGAATATCAGAATGTTGCCCCGTCAACATTCAACAAACCAGAAGAACCCACCACCTAATAGAAAGAGAATTCCACATGAGGTTAATTACAGAAGTGAATGAAGACGTTGAGCTTATCGTTGAAAAACGAGGAGATGTACGAGAACACTTTATTCATGGTGTCTTCATGCAAGGTGGTGTTAAAAACAAAAATGGCAGAGTATACCCAATGAATAATCTTGGTGAAGCCATTGCAAAGTATAATACTGAACATGTTCAAAAAAATAGAGCATTGGGCGAACTCAATCACCCAGAAGGTCCTACCGTAAATTTAGACAAAGTTTCCCACATGATCAAAGAATTGCGTCAAGATGGTAACAACTTTGTCGGTAAAGCAAAGATACTCAATACCCCAATGGGAAAAATCGTTAAAGGTTTATTGGATGAGGGTACTTCCCTTGGTGTTTCTTCTAGGGGTATGGGTTCATTGAAGAAAGTTAATGGTGGAATTAATGAGGTTCAAAATGACTTCATTTTATCTGCTGTTGATATTGTCGCTGATCCATCTGCTCCAGATGCATTTGTAAATGGCATTCTTGAGGGTAAAGAGTGGGTTTGGGATAATGGACTTCTGAAAGAGCAAAAAGTAGCCCATTATGAAAAAGAAATTAAACGTACCTCTAGTAGAAAATTAGAGGAAAAAACACTAAAACTATTTAAGGATTTTCTTTCGAACTTATAAAAAATATATATAGAAAGAACATATGTTACAAGCCTTAAGGAACACCAAAGGAGCCTCCAAAAATGCCTTCACATTATAACAAGAAGCGAAAGAACGAAGACGAGTACGACGAGTACGAAGACGATGACGCAGAAATGCGTGATGAAGTTGATGAGTATGGTGATGATGAAGAAGTATCTGCTGATGCACCACCTGCCGATGCTGGAGGCACTGATGGAATGATGCCCGGCGTAGGTTCTGGTCAAGACTATGCAGCCGGACAACAGATGGGATCATTCGATGCATCTGGACGCGGTGTTTTTGCAGCAGGCACAGAAGTCATTCCTGATGACGCTTACCTCAGAAACAAGCAGAGCATTGCTGGTATGGGAAACCCTGTTACTGGTGCTGCTCCTCGTATGGAACAATCTGAAGTTGCAGAATGTCTTAGTGCCCTATTCGAAGGACAACGACTTACCAACAAGTTCAAAGCAAAAGCAGCAACAATTTTTGAAGCAGCATTTAACGAAAAGATGTCACAATTTGCTAGTCAGCTAGACGAGGCTTATAAAAACCAAACTGCACAGATTACGGAAAACCTAATCAGTGGTTTCGCAAGCAAACTTGATGATTATCTTTCATATGTTGTTGAAGAATGGATGCATGAGAATGAACTTGCCGTCGAAAGAGGAATCAAGACTGATATTGCAGAATCTTTCATCGGTGGTCTAAAGAATCTCTTTGAAGCACATTACGTGAGCGTTCCTGATGAACGATATGATGTGCTCGATGATCTGTTCGAAGCAAACGAATCTTT